GAATGATCCAAGAAGGTGGTGAGGAAGCGTCGGCCTTTCGATGTCGAAAGCGCTTCGACATTCATAATGAATATTTTTAGGCTTTCGGATGGTTCCAGTATTTCAAGCAACTCTTCCTTGTGCTTTTTTGTTGGGGAAGGTGTCCATACAACCAGATCATATTTAACACGATCTGGCATATGGGCTGGTATTTCCAGACGCGCCCAGTTTCTGTAAACGCCCTTGGGCGCCACGACCACGAAAGCATCTATCTCTTTTCGTTCATAGAGAAGAGCGGCATTGTCGATGCAGACCTTACTTTTTCCCGTACCCATCTCCATGAAGTAAGCCCATACTCTCTTGTTCCAAGAAGCTTCGAGAGCGTCTTCTTGGTGCTGGTATGGCGTGGTCTTGAACAGATATTTTATGACGCTTCCCCATTGATCGGTTTGATCACGAGATCTTCCGCCAAGGGCGCCGCCACTAGAATTCTATGTCTTTTCTCAAATCGGGAGCTAACAAGCAAAAGGTTCTTCTGGCGCAAAGCCTCAACCTGTTGCACGGTTAGATTACTCAGACGTTCCCACACTATTCTGAAATCCGATCCGCGTACCGGCGGGCGATCACAGCGGGCGATGGGAATCCAGTTTGAATCTTTAGCGCCATGAACCATGGGACGAGTATATCCCATCAAAAATATATTGCAATGGGAAATCATCTGCTTTATAACTTCAGAGAGAAAGGAGAAAGCGAGTGGCCGGCACCGTCTTCATCACACAAGAGAACCCCAAGGTAGACACTCTCTCGGCGAGAGATTGGGGTCACCTCGATCCTCTTACATCTCCTTTCGACCAGGTTCATTTGAATCCTGGGCGTATCGTTTCCCAGTTGCGGCGCAAGCTTCGTCATTACGGTGATGAGGATTGGCTATTGGCATTGGGAGATCCGGCCATTATAGGCATTGCATTCGCAATAGCTTCGGAATCCAACTCTGGACGTGTCAATCTTCTGAAATGGGATAAGAGAGAGAAGACCTATTATCCTGTTCAGATTACAATACGTGGCGGAATTGGAGAATTTGAAACCTGACGAGGGAGTACGTTGATGAGTGACGTTTGGGAAGAAATTACCGCTGATGCATCGGCCTTTGAGGGATTGACCAAGGAAGCTGGAACAGAACTTTCGGGTTTGATTCGCAGGGCAACTGAAATCAACAAAGAGATTTCCAGCCTAGAGGGTAAGTTGAGCGATAAGAAGAAGACCCGCGACAAGTATCTGTTTGATCTGATACCTAACCAGATGAGAGAGATCGGCCTCGACAAGGTCGAAGTGGATGGCAACACAGTCAGCCTATCTACTTTTGTATCTGGAACGATGCCAAAAGACCCACTGCAAAAGGAAATAGCCTTACAGCATCTGACGGATATCGGTTGTTCTGATTTTATCAAGAACGATGTTGTAATAAGATTTGGTGTGACCCAACACAATGAGGCCAAGTCTCTTCAATCCGAGTTGGATGATAAGGGATTAAACACGACATCCAAGACGTGGGTGGAACCGATGACCTTAAAAAAGTTGATACGTGAACGAGTAGAGAATTCTCAGGAGATCGATCTTGAGATGTTTAACGCGAACCTTGGAACGATAGCAAAGATCAAGAAAGGATCATGAACGATGGCTAAAACAAATGGAGCATTAGAGAAGGCGTTTGCCGAAGACAGTGGGGCTGGGTTTGAGGACGTTACTCAATCTGACGTTCAGATTCCCTTCCTCCGAATCATTCAAGCATTATCTCCTCAGTTGAAGAAAAAGGAGCCGCTTCTTTTCATAGAAGGCGCATCTCAGGGGGATATCTTCAACACGGTCACCAAGCAGTACTGGGTCGGGGATAAAGGCGTGGCTGTCATCCCAGTACATTTCCAACATAAGTTGAATGAATGGGTTCCGAGATCCCAAGGTGGAGGTTTCGTTCGGGAGTTATCGGCCACCTCTGAAGAAGTGCGCAAGGCTGTACGGGACAAGGATGTCGGCATGGAAGTTCTGGAGAACGGCAATGAGTTGGTTCGGACGGCCACGCATTATGTGAAAATCGTGCATGAGGATGGATCTCTGGAAAGCGCGATGCTCGACATGAAGAAGACACAATTGAAAAAGTCCCGATTGAAAAAGTCCCGTCTTTGGTTGAGCATGATGACGATGCAAAAGCATAACGGTGCGACATTACCCAGCTTTGCTAATATGTATCGTCTGAAGTCAGTCGAGGAAGACAATGACCGAGGATCATGGCATTCATGGTCTATATCTCTCGAAGGGCCGGTTCCATCAATGGAGGTTTACACAGAAGCCAAGGAGATGCATGGCACGATTGGCCGTGGAGAATTGAGGATTGCGCCGCCGCCTCCTGAACAATTGACCGTCAATCCAGATCCTGACGACAGCATCCCATTCTAGAGGAGGTTGAATCCCCCGTGTAATGCGGGGGATTCCTTCGCTATGGGTACGCAAGAGAAGCGCTTTTTTGATCTTTTTAACGGTCATACCGGAGCGCATGGGCAAACATCTATTCTGAACACGCAGCGGCGCGGCAAGCAAGAAGCTGATTATATAATCATCCGCGAGCCGTTGACCGTGGAGCTTGTGCGCGAGCATCTGGACGGCAAGCGTGGCGTAGGAACTATTCCTATCGATGAAACGAACATGTGTTCGTATGGAGCCATCGATATCGATGATTATGATTTAGATCTTGCGGCTCTTTATTCCAAAGTCATTAGACTAAAACTCCCCCTCATTACATGTCGCTCTAAATCAGGCGGCGCTCATTTATACCTGTTCATGTCCGAGAAAATTGCGGCATCGGAGATGCGCGATAAACTGGCGGAATTTGCGGCGGCGCTTGGCTGGGGTACATGCGAGATATTCCCTAAACAAGAAATACTCCTCGCGGATCGGGGGGATGTCGGTAGCTTTATTAACCTACCGTACTTCGGCGAATACACGACACGTTATGCGCTGACTGAAAACAACGGCAGTCTGAGCCTTGATGAGTTTTTAGATAAGGCGGAAGACGCAAAGATATCCTTAAAGGATCTTGCCTCGATCTCTATTGGTGGTGATGCAACAGTTCTCCCGCAAGGACCACCTTGTCTACAGCAGATAACAGAATTGGGTATTCCGGAAGGTGGAAGAAACAACACGCTTTTGAATGTAGGCATCTATTACAAGATGGTCGATTCGGAGAGTTGGAAGGAACTCTTGGAAAAGCATAACCAAGAATATTGCATTCCTTCCCTGCCAGCTAAAGAGATCGTCAAGATTCAAGAACAGTTGGAGAGGAAGGATTATTACTACACATGCAAACAGGAACCCCTGCATTCCCATTGTAACAAAGCGCTTTGCAAGACGAGAAAATACGGTGTCGGCAATGGCGAGACGGCGCCCACACTGAGTGGATTGACTGTTGTGGAATCTGAGCCGCCCGTGTGGTTTCTGGATGTTAATGGTATGCGCTTGGAGTTATCGACCAAGCAGCTACAGATGCAAGTAGAGTTTCAACGTGCGTGCATGGAACAGATATACAAGATGCCGGCAAAGATGAAGGAGGGCGATTGGCGTGATCTGGTAGATGTAATGCTCGACAGCGCGACACGCATTTCGGTCCCAGAGGAGTTAACGCAGAAGGGACAGTTCCTGGAACTACTGGAACAATTCTGTGCGGGAAGATTCCAAGCGCACAGCCCAGAGGAGTTGATTACGGGCAAGCCTTGGACAGAGGACGGCATTACGTATTTCAAACTCGGCGCCCTACAGGAGTTTTTGAAACGCAGTAATTTTTTGGTCTATACACGCGGACAGATAACGGAGCGGCTCAAGGAACTGAACAGTGGCAAGATATCCGACAAGAGGTATTCGTTCATGGATGATCAGGGTAAACAAATAGCTATCCGAGTGTGGTTTGTTCCAGAGATGAAGCGTGGGGATGTGGAACTTCCTGACGTTACTTTCGAGCCAGAGGATGTTCCGTTCTGACTGAAACCACAACATACATGGGACCACCCGGCTGCGGTAAAACGCAAACCGTCTCCAACCTGGTACGAAACTGTATCGAGGACGGAATCCCCCCAGAGCGCATCGCCTGTGTGTCGTTTACCAGGAAAGCCGCAGCGGAAAGCCGGCAACGTGTGTGCAAGGACTGGGGGATAGAGGAAGACATGCTTCCTAATTTCCAAACGCTTCACTCCATAGCGTTTCGGGAAGGAGGGTTTACGACCAGGGATGTTATTCGGTCAAGTGAATTGAAAGAGATAGGGGACCAAATTGGTCTTATATTCGGAAAGAGCAAGAGCAACAGGGCAGAGAGCGATTTTGATCAAGTAGGTTTGGCGGAAGGGGATCAACTTCTCGGCGTTTATTATCTGGCGCGGAATAAAAGGATATCGCTTGAGGAAACTTTTGCAAAACACGCTCACCCTGATATGTCGTGGTCTGTACTCAAGCGTCTCGTAAACGCCTATGAGGATTTCAAGCGCGTCAGACACAAGATAGACTTTACGGACATGATTGAGCAGTTCGTAGAACGCGCAATGCCCTTGGACATTGATGCTCTGTTCGTTGACGAGGCCCAGGATCTCTCCACCCTGCAATGGGAGATGATTAATATCTTACAGAAACAACCCAGAATCGTGGTTTTTGTTGGGGATGACGATCAAGCCATCATGGATTTCCAGGGTGCGGATGTGCAAGCGTTCCAGAATGCATCGCCTAATAAGATAGTTCTGCACCAATCCCACAGAGTACCTCGTTTGATATGGAAAGAAGCGCAGACCATAGTCCGTAGGATCGAGGGCCGCGAACCAAAGGTCTGGTATCCGACAGAGCAAGAAGGTCGTATCCAGTGGCATCAAAACGTATTGGATGTCCCTTTGCATTCCGGCAATTGGACAATCATGGCTCGAACCAACCGCTTGGTATCGGCATATGCCAAGATGCTGCGGGATGAAGGTTTTGTATATAGCCGAAAAGGTCATCCCAGCATTGCGCCCAAGACCTACGATGCGATGATGGATTGGGAGTCATGGACGAGGGGCGAATCCTTGTCGGGACCGCAGATCCGCAATGTTTATTCCTATATGAACAACGCATACGAGAAGGGCTATGGACCACGGTCCAAGAACCTTCAAGCGTTGACTGAGGATGATTTGATCACGATGGATGAAGCCATGGGTACACTGGGCTTGCTGCGCGATAAAGAATTGAGATGGCATGAGGCTTTGGATAAGATTGATCTTGAAACCAAGACATATGTTCTTAACGCTCTCAAGCGCGGTGAAAATGTAAAGCATCCCCGTATAAACCTTAGTACGATCCACGGCATGAAGGGCGGCGAGTGCGACAATGTGTTAGTAGTTCCTGATCTCTCTTATGCGGCGGCTGGAAAGCTAAAGAGAGGAGGGAATGTGGAGCATAGGGTGTTTTATGTCGCGGTCACACGGGCAAAGAAAGAACTCCATGTTATGGCACCTATGACAAATCAGTATTACGACTTATGACAATAGATTCTTTACTGAAGACAATAGGAAATCTTCTCAACGGACCCAGAGCAAAGTCTCATGGTAATTTTGTGGATCTCCATGAGCGTGTGGCGGAACTGTGGACGCCCGTACTTAAAAACGGACCAGTAACCGCTGACAAAGTGGCTTTGTGCATGGCACTTTTGAAAGTCGCCAGGGACGAGGTTGGTGAGTTCAACGAGGACGATTGCATCGATGGCGCGGCCTACATGGCTCTATGGGCATTGCTCGTAGCTCATA